GGAACCTGCTGCAGACCACGACCCTTTCAGTATCCATGAACAGTCAGATTTGAATGACTCAATCAGCTGCTCTTTCTCACAAACAAGGCGAACTGCGGGTGTCTGACAACGACCAGCACTGAGAGCTGATGATGTGCCTATATGCTTCCAAAGAATAGGTGATACTGTGAAACCGACCATCATATCAAGCATAGCACGTGCCTGTTGAGAATACACTTTGTTCATGTCAATGAGTCTGGGTTTGCTTACTGCATCTAGCACTGCATTTCGTGTTATCTCACGAAAGGCTGCACGAGGATTCGTCTTGGGATTGAGTTTGAGTAAGAGAGCTATGCTATAGGCGATTGCTTCACCTTCTCTATCATCATCTGAACATAGAATGACTGATGTGGCATCCTTAGCAGCCGCCTTGAGGAGTGATATGGCTTTGGACTTCTCCTTCATGAATTCATAGATAGGTTCAAAACCATTATCAAGACCGACTGCTTTAATATCGTGTGCAAGAGCACGAATATGTCCCATAGAGGCGATGACCCGATTACCTGCCCCTAAGAAGCCTTGAATCTTCTGACATTTCGCTGGAGATTCTACGATGATAAGGCGCATAAGTATTAGTATAATAGGGTCGCAATATATTTCATTTTTACAGGTTAGTCTAATATGTCCTTTATCTTTTCCTGTATAATAGGGACTTGAAAGTTGTCTGGAATCTTTCCATCCTTAAAGAATGGTTTTTCATATTTCTGCTTATACAATTCATCATTATTATCTAGTAGTATTATTTCAGAAATTAGATGGTCAATATCGAGCTGTGAATAGTTTGGTTTTAAATAAAGTATAGAATCCATATTAATATAATCAGAAATATTTGGACATCCCCAGTAAATTGGAATAGTTCCAGATACATAAGAGTTCAGAATCTTTTCAGTTATATAATTGGTCATAGACGTATTTTCAAAGCAAATCATAAATTTATAATTTGAAATAAATCTATGATACTTACGACTAGCATGTCCACCGGGACAATTATATCCAAGATTATTTAAGACTTTACCACAAGAATCTACGTGATTATACTTTGATAACTCTTTGAAGAAATTAATCCTGTCTTTATTTTTAGGACTACTGACTGAAAAAAGGCAGAATTTCTTAGGTATAGACTTTAATGAACGAGCTACACGTAATGTATCTATATTAATTTTATTAATGTATATCTGCATAAATATATGTGGTATAGGTATAATATTATCTTTCTCGATATCTGGTACAATATTAATATCAAAGAACCTTGTATTTTTTATAACAGGCTCACCTGAATACTGGATATAAAGTGTTCTATTATCTTTTTCTATCGACGGCATATTACCAAATATAGAATATATCCTTATTTTGTCATAGTTATCAATAGTATCACCTAATATCATTTTAAAGAAGCGCTGTAATATATTCATCGTATTATGTGTGTCTACCCACCAATTATGAAAGCTTATTTTACCATGTCTATTTTTTAGTGTATAGCGTCTCATTCTATCTATCAATATCATTTAATTGGTCTAAAAACAAGATATAACCAATTATAGATGGATAGACCCAATACGTCTTCCGAAGGTTCACTCTTTGAATTAGTTGCCAGAGGAGAAAAAGATAAATATTTCATATCTGAAGAAGTTTCTGCATCAGTCCCTTTCTCATACAACATGGAAACATGGCCCGCAAGTCTAAATGAAACAAGGCAGACCCAGCCCCTCAATTCGGTCGACTTTGGTCGTACTGTTGAATGGGAAATGGATGCATTTGGTGATTTGTTAGTCTCTGCAGCTTTTGTCATTGATTTGCCGACCTGGCTTCCTATAGACTTTGCACCCCTCAATACGAAATCTATAATACAGGATGCTTCTGGAATCCGATATGGGTATACGAGAGGTATAGGTGCCTTTCTCTTTGAGAAGATACAGTTCTATCAAGACCAGCTTTTGCTACAGGAGTTCTCAGGTGATTTCTTATATGCTTGGACCCACCTACAAGGAACACTTAATCAAGAGGCATTGGCACTAAAGGAGTTTGGTTCGCATACAGGGTCAGCTCAAGATATTCAAAGAAATGCTACACCTGGTAAATTGTATCTAAGACTTCCGCTCATAGGTTGTAGTCATCCAGATGATGGCGGTTTACCATTTGTTGCACTTCCGGGTCAGAAATATAGGCTACGAGTCACCATACGTCGCTTGGAAGATTTAGTTGAAGATTCAATTGGGTCTGTTAAACCTGCGCCATGGTCCAAATCTGCCTTTGTTCAGATTGATTCTAAAGGTGTCGAAAAGAGTTTTACACCCTTTACACGAGAACAGATTACTAAACCACTTATAACCTTAGAGACTACACAGAAATACGTACGCCAGGATATTCAAGCTCTTCTTAAGAAGACCCCGAATCAGATTCCATTCTTGAGACCCTTTGAGAATATTCTAAGTTTAGACCCGAATGACTATATTGCAGTTGAGAAAGGTGTTGCATCCTATATAACTAAGAGGATCGATGGGAGACATCCAGCAGAAGGAATCTTAATCATGTTTCAATCGGATTATTACTTGGAGAGGAATCAGCCATGGAACTTATTAAATCCAAAAAATGCAGGAGACTATTACAATACAATTAAATTCCTAGTGGCTGGAAAGGAAAGAGAATCTGAATGGTCGTCTGAAATATGGCAAGGCCTTTCTGCATATACGAAATGTGAAAAGTGTCCAGGAATACCAATCTCATGGATTTCTTTTACCTATGGTCCGTCATTCGGATATAGAGGACCTGAGAGAAGAAAGCCTTCTGGTACTCTCAACTTCTCTAGTGCAGATAGACCCACCTTATGGTTGAATATTCAAGATACTCTTCCCAATTCAAAGGGTAAAAAAAGAGTTGCACTTAGAGCTACAACAATTGGGTGGGGAGTTTACAGGGTTGAAGACCAGCGGGGGACTCTGACGTTTGGAAATTAATTCTCACGCTTCGCCTCTCTCGCACGGCGACGAAGATTACGTGCATTTGTCTCGTCAACCACCTGCTTTAGTTGACTCAAAACATACGACTCTGAAGGGAGTTTGTTTGAACTCTTTTGCTCACTTAGGCGAATGAGAGGTGGAAGGTCATCATGAGATTCAAATCTCTTATTAAGTTCCGTAGAACAAACGAGTTCAGGCATATCATAATACGACTCATTGACTGGGCCAGATAAAGGGATTAGAGGAGGCATATCATCATAGATATCTTCTTCTTCATCCTCAAAGTCTTCAAGGATGGTATCAATACTATAATTGATTTGTTGAATTAAGACTATAATATAGCAAATGGAATATACAATCGGTAGAACTGCAATGAGTGTAATATCACTGGAATTCTTTGAGTAAAGTATTGCGGTTTGAATAATAATGAAACAGGTGTTCACAATAGCCATTTCTACCATTGTAGACTGCTTCTTAAGAAGCTCATGCTTATCGTATTTTCTCATGTTGCAGCATCCCGTATTATTAGAGTCATTAATCAGACTGTAATTCGTCATTGTTATACTCATTAAATATAGTATAGGTCAAGTCAATTTTACTGGTGATTTGACTGCCTAAAATTGATGACTTGGTCTCGTCGGTATGTAGTATGCCCCCATCATTTTATCGTCTTGAACTCCAGATCCTTGAGAATGGCCTGCCATTTTATCCTTCTCTTGGAACTAATGAGGAACTTCCATCAGATAATGCAGGATATGACCTGAAAGTTGTGGTTGACCAGGGACCACTCAATATGGCAGGTCTAGTTCCTCTTGGTCTCAAGGCCAGAATGCTGCGAGTCACCAAGTATGTCTTTGATACTGAGTTTGTAGAAGAAGTTGAGGATTGCCATTTTACTCTTGAACCCCGTTCTTCCATTTATAAATCGGGGTTCATGATGGCAAACAGTCGGGGAATTATTGACAAGACATACAGAGGGCAACTGATGGCACCTCTAATCTCCGTAGGTACGAGTCAGAAGTCGATTGAGGCCGGTACTCGACTATTCCAGATTCTCGCACCTGATTTGGGTCATATTAAGGAGGTCGTATACGTGGATTCTCTTCCTGAGACGGTGCGTGGTGAGGGCGGATTCGGAAGCACGGGGACTAAGTAGATGGACTTACGGACCAAAGACGGGTATGGGACAAAACAGCCACGGGGTGGTGCAACGACTCTATTGGATTTAGTATCTCGGGATGACCAGGATAACACATTTTTTCCAACAACGGCCAACGTATCAAGATTTATCCGAGATGAAGGACTACGAACTGTACCGATGTCTTCAGTCTACAGAGAATTCACCTTCAAAGGCCCTGCAGAATTCGGCCAGACCTTCACGTTTGATTTGAACCATACGAGCTGTGGAGATTTGATTCAAGGTCTCTTTATTCAGGTGCGTCTTGCTGATTGGTTGCCTGCCCTCGATAGAGAGCGCTTGAAATCTGGAGAATATGAAGTAGATTCCGTTCTCAGTGATTGGTGGACTTACGCAAATTCATTAGGGACTGTGCTTTTGAATGAGGCGACTCTTGAAGTTGATGACCAGGTCTTAGAAAAAATAAGTGGAGACGGATGCAATGTAGTAAGTGCACTTTTTCCAGATTTGAATTCACAGGTTAGTCTTGCGGATATGATTGGTAGACAGACTATACAAGACCTAATTGCAATGGACGGCTCTATTACACTCCCGACAGACGATATGTGGATAACCATACCGTTGCGTTTTTCCATGTTGAGAGAGCGTCTAACGGCCACATTCCCTCTCGTAGCCTGCCGAGAAGGTACAATTCGTATAAGAGTATCATTGAAGCGCTTTGACCAGGTTGTTCGTAGTGTAAAAGGTGTAAAAGGGTGCAATGAGTTACCGATTGATAGGACATATAATCTGTTTGATATGAGATTTCCAAATCGTGGAGCAATCCCTATACTGAGTAAGGCTCTAACAAATATACCTGAGATGAGAGATATACGATTATTGGCACATGGCATTTTTGTTGATGGGCCGTATCGTGAAATGCTCTTACGGCAGCCGTTTGAACGACCCTTTCGGGAAATCCAGCAGTTTGATTTCAATGAGCCTCTCAAATATGTTGTTAACAAATCTGGTAGTGACAGTATTACTATACAGCTCCCTCTAGAAGCGAATCAGCCGATTGAAGAAATCGTGTGGTTCCTGAGACGCAAGGCAGCTATCAATGAGAACAATGACTGGGTAAACTATTCTGCCACGCTTGAAAAGGACTATGACCCAATCTTTGCACCACTCGAACCACTCTTATTAAGTGCAAAGATACAGGGAAATGGTATGGAGATTATATCGCAAGATGAAGCCTGGTTTCGTTCACATATTTCACGGGCTCACAAGGGCGGAAAGGTGGCGTATGATTCTTTCATCTATGGCTATTCCTTTGCCAAGTCACCATCAGAGCATAACCCGACAGGCAGTATTAATGCAAGCAGACTAAGTTCGCTTCGTCTTGTCCTAGATGTGA